TCATCGCGGGTTACACGAAAATCAAAGATGACGCATCTCGAGATCAGATTCAGGTGTACAATTCACTAATCTTGTCAAACGGCATGAAAGCCGAACGCAAGATTGCAGACAAGCTAGACGATGACGAGAACGACGAACTCAGCATTCGAGAACTGCTTGGCATTACAAGAGACGCTGCTGATCGAGTTGGGCTGTCTAAGCGTAGTCTACAGACCAACATCACTGTCGATTTCGCTGCAATGTTAGATCGGGCCATAGATCGGTCCAACAACGCGGCCTTCCGCGAGGGTGTCAGTGAAGGACCACTAATTGAATCGCCCCGGCCCAACGTCCCAACCCCAACGCCCCCCACCACCGTGTTGGGCCGGGGTACCTTCCGAAGGAGGTTCTAACTGTGGGTGTTCCTCCAACTGGGCAATCCTGCGCAACTTGCGTATTTATGATCGAGCACGGCGCCGATCCTAACTTCTGGTACGAATGCCATCATGATCCGACTAACCAAAATCCACAAACCAACACCTGGAGACAAATCAAGCAGTCAGACTGGTGCGGAATGTGGTCTGACACGCTGCCACCGGGGCAATTGGCAGCGGTCAGCAAGGCTGGTACAGACCCAGCGGCTACGGCTAGCACGACTGAGGTCATGATGGGTCTTGGGGCCACGTTTGTCATCACTCCGGTGAAAACTGGGCGGGTGGCAGCGATCGTTGGTGGAACTTGTGCCAACGACTCAGCTAACGGAGGGCTCAATATCACCGGTCGGTACGGAACTGGGACAGCAGCGGCAAACGGAGCCGCTGCAACATCTTATCAAGTATGGTCGACGACGCAGAAGTACTTCATGACTTCGGCCAAGGACGTATCAGGGTTTACGGTGATTGGTGGTTTCACTGGTGAGCCACTTGGAACGCCAATGTGGTTTGATGTATCGATCGCAGCCACTGGCGGTGGCAACGCCAGCGTGGCCGATACACAATGTTTGCTGTGGGAGCTCTAAATGCCGACCGTGCCTGAGCTACCGCAGGCAGAAGAGGGCGATTTCATCGATAAGCACGCCCGCAGGGTCGGAATTGACCCAGCGTGGATGCGGAAGATCATGCGGATAGAGTCAGGAGGTGATCCATCGCAACAAACAGGGTCTTACAAAGGGCTTTTTCAACTAAGCGAGAAGGAATTCCGTCGTCATGGCGGCTCTGGGTCAATTTTCGACCCTGAGCAAAATACAGCAGCTGCTGCGAACAAGTTGGCGCAAGAAAAGCTCAACTTCAAGATAAAATACGACCGTGATCCGACTCTAAAAGACATCTACATGATCCATCAACAAGGCGAAGCCGGTTACGCTGCGCATATGGCAAATCCCGATGCTCCGGCCTGGCAAAACATGCTTTCGACCGCTGAGGGCAAGCAAAAGGGCGCAGCCTGGGCAAAAACAGCAATTTGGGGCAATCTAAGCTCTGAAGCCAAGGCAAAGTACGGCAGTGTCGAAAATGTCACCTCCGCAGACTTCACCGGCGAATGGGGAGGCAAAATCGAAGGAACAGCGCAAGGTTCAGTCAGGCGGGCGAGAGGGGGAGTGGCTAAAGAAGGCTATCGAGTCGACTATGGTGAGGAAGAGCCAGAGGAAGAGCCAAAACCTACGAAACCGCCGCCAGAGTTCGAGCCGGTGCCGGTGGATACGAGTTTGAGGTTCGGCCAGTTCACTCCAGAGCTACGGAGCTTCAAACATGAATAGTCGAGACGTAGTGATAGCCTTTGGCATAGTCGCGTTGGTGGTTATCCTTGGCATAATCGTGTGGTGGTACTTAACATGATAACTGAATTCGAATTGGGATGGCTAGTTGGATATATTGAGGGTGAGGGCTGCTTCAACCTTCACGTCAACAGTTCACTACGAATTTCAATCCAGAGCATGGACTACGATGTCATGCTGAAATGTGCATCCATATTAGGAAGAATAATCGGAAAGGAAGTTCGTGTTGGATGGACTGATAGAAGCGATCAGTCCGGGATATTCCAGTTCGCTGTTTATGGCAAGAATGCTGAAAAGGTGATGGCTTTGTTAGTAAATCATATGGGCGAACGCCGCCAAGCAAAGATACGTGAAATCTTAGAGAGGAAGTATGAATACAAAGCTGCTTGAGTGGCTAGCTTCAGTTAGCCATGATCCTTATCGATTTGTCATGGGGGCCTTTCCATGGTCCGAGAAAGACACACGTCTGGCCGACTTTCCAGATGGGCCGCAGCCTTGGCAGAAGGAAATCTTAAATTCGATAAGGGATGGCCTTATTGACATCAACAAGGCAATCCAGATAGCCGTTGCATCAGGCCATGGAGTAGGCAAAACTGCATTGGTGTCTTGGATTATCTTATGGGCTCTCAGCACAAAACCAGACACCCGCGGGGTAGTCACGGCAAATACTGAGACCCAGTTGAAAACCAAGACTTGGGCTGAATTGGGAAAATGGTTTTGGATGTTCTTAGCTAGAGATTATTTCTCATTCACGGCAACTGCCATCTTTGCAAAGGATACTGCCCATGAAAAGACTTGGCGAGTGGATCTCATCCCGTGGTCCGAGCGAAACACAGAGGCATTTGCTGGGCTACATAACAAGGAACGGCGCATTCTGGTGGTGTTCGACGAAGCATCGGCGATTCCGGACATCATTTGGGAGACCACTGAAGGCGCACTTACTGATGCTAACACGGAGATCGTTTGGTGCGTATTCGGCAACCCGACTCGCAACACCGGAAGGTTCCGCGAGTGCTTTCCTGGCCAGCGGCATGCGAAGGCATGGAAAAGCAAGCAAGTCGATTCTCGTGAAGTCTCGCTTACCAATAAAGACCAACTTGCGGCGTGGATCACCGCATACGGCGAGGACTCGGACTTCGTACGCATTCGTGTCAAAGGGGTTTTCCCAAGGACTGGCGAAATGGAGTTCATTTCGGCAGAAACCGTCGATGCAGCGTGTACGAGTGAAGCGAGCTCGGATTCTGGTGATGCACTAGTGATAGGAGTCGACGTTGCCCGATACGGAGCCAACGAATCAGTCATATGGTTCCGAAAGGGCCGAGACGCTAGGTCCATTCCACCTGTGCGCCTTAGAGGCACAAGCACTGTCGAACTTGCTGGAAAAGTGTCGGAGTGCTTCCACCGATACAGAATTGATGGAATATTTGTTGACGGCGGGGGAGTTGGCGGCGGGGTTGTCGACCAGTTGCGAGCGCTTCATATTCATGTGTTCGATATTAATTTCGGCGGAAAAGCAGAAGGCTACGGGTTCACCACCGGAGTAGAAGGTGAAAAGTACGCAAATAAACGTGCCGAAATGTGGGGAATGCTCCGCGGATGGCTCAAACACGGAGCAATTCCTAATGATGCTGATCTTAAAGCCCAGCTGGTGGGCCCGACGTACACGTATACTATCAAGAATGAGATTCAACTTGAGAAAAAAGAAGACATGATGCGACGAGGACTTGATTCCCCGGACCTTGCCGATGCATTAGCGCTGACGTTCGCTATGCCTGTTGCCGCACACCAGGGCGAGGCTCCGGGGAAGCCTTTAGTACAAAGTGAGTACAATCCCTACGACACTAAGAACATCTACGGGGAAATGATCGATCCCGACCTCGAAGAGCGGAGGGTAGCATGACTTTCGTCAGTAGACTCTTCACTCCTCCCGGTGCAGGTGCAAATCCACCTGGGTCGCCACTGAATCCACTGCCTACAGCTGATGCTGGTGCAGCTCCAACACCAGCGCCGATAGCCCCAGTTCCACCGCCACCAGTTCCACCAGCACCGACAGCGCAAGCTCAAGCTCCGCCGTTGTTTTCTCCAAGTGCAACACCAGCCGCAGCACAACGTGCCAGAGCCTCGATCACCGCCACAACGCTTGGTGCAGCAGCGACGACAGGACAGACCGCTAGAAAAACCTTATTGGGTCAATAATGCCAACGAATGGAAACGGACAATTCGACTATCCAGCCAATCCCTGGTCCGCGGGGAAAATGCGCAAGAAAGGTCAACAGCCAGACTTTGACTATGCCTTTCAGCAGACAGCTGCACCAGCAGGAGCGGAAATGACTCCAGCGCAGCAAGTGTTTGAACGAAGTAGGCCAGAACTTGGCGAGAGTGCCTCTGGTAAGGCCACGCCGACCCCGTCCGACGTAACTATGGGCTCGATGATGCTTAGGAATCCTGTTGGCCAAGTCGTGTCGGTGGCGAACTTTCTAGGCGATACTACTGTGGGGAAGAAGATAAAATCACGTATTTCCGACCTACTCTCGGCTGGGGCGTCTAAAGAAGAAATTCATGCAGCATTGAAACCATATAAGTGGTCAGTCCACCAAACGGAGGCGCAGTGATGCCCACAGTTCCAACACTTAACCCCGAAGAAGTCGCCAATCCTCAAAACCAGCTCGGTGACATGACCCCAGGGCCATCGCAGATCATGATGGCCGCAGCTACGATGCATGGAATGGGCAGGCTGCTCAATTCCGGTAAAGGAATGCACTCCGATGCCGTTGGGGCAAGGCTTCCGCACAGAGCTAAAGGTTTCTCTCAGAGACAGACTAAATGAACGACAACTACGTAAGCGACTCTGATCTGAGGCTTCACCGGCACGTGAATGAGCGTCTGCTGGGCCTACGCGTGAATCGATATTCTTGGTGGGTCCACGCTCGAGAACTTGCTGACTTCATTTTGCCTCGAAGGTACAAATGGCTTATAACCCCGAATCAAATGACTCGTGGTTCACCGATAAATCAACACATCCTGGATTCAACTGGTACTCTGGCTGCACGCAACTTAGCGAGCGGGATGATGTCTGGTATCTCATCTCCAACACGCCCGTGGTTCAAGCTGAAGATTGGCCACATAGATTCAACGCAGACTTCCCCGACCTCTTTGTGGCTCTCCGAATGCGAGAGACTGATGATGCTCGTCTTCCAAGAATCCAATTTCTACAATTCAATTGCGATTGTGTATTTCGATCTTGTTGTCTTCGGAACGGCGGTAATGTTAGTGTACGAGGATTTCGATAACGTAATTCATTGCTATAACCCATGCTTCGGCGAGTTCTATCTCGACATGGACGGCAGGTATCGTCCGGTGATATTCTTCCGTGAATTTACAATGACCGTGGACCAGGTGGTGAATCAGTTTGGCTTGGAGAACACCTCCACGCAAGTCAAGAGCCTTTACAAAGAAGGCAAAGCTTCGCTAACCAGAGAAATTATTGTGGCCCATGCCATCGAACCTAACGACGATGGGCGACAGTTTGGCATTCCAGAGCACTTTAAATTCCGTGAATGTTATTGGGAATGGGGAGGTTCTACTTCACCGCAAGGAGGCGTCAGCTATGCTCCAGGATTTCTGCGTAAGCGGGGGTTCTTCGAGAATCCTTGCGTTGCTGTTCGTTGGGACTTGGTCAGCAATGACGCTTACGGGCGCAGTCCAGGAATGGATGCGTTGCCTGATATTAAACAATTACAGCAGCAAGTTCGACGAAAGGGCCAAGCAATCGATAAAACCGTCAACCCACCAATGGTGGCTGATGTCCAGCTTAAAAACCAACCGGCATCTCTCCTTCCTGGTGGAACTACGTACGTAGCTGGAATGATGCAGGCCAACAATGCAGGATTTGCGCCGGTCTATGGGAATTGGAAG